TAACTTCTTTAAAAATGGGGCAATACCAGGATTGGTATTAAAATCACCTAACACTCTTTCTGAAAAAATCAAAGAAAGAATGTTACAGGCTTGGGTTGCTAGATACAATCCCCAGTCTGGAGGTAGAAGGCCATTGTTTTTAGACGGTGGTTTAGAGGTTGAAGACTTAACGGAAATTAACTTTAAGGAATTAGACTTTCAAGAAGGAATAGCTTCAAATGAAAAGATAATTCTTAAAGCTATAGGTGTTCCACCAATATTGATGGATAGTGGTAATAATGCAAATTTAAGACCTAACCATCGATTATATTATTTAGAAACCATACTACCAATTATTAATAAAATTGCGTATGCTTTCGAGAGATACTTCGGTTTCAAACTTGACGAAGATGTAACAGGTATTCCTGCTTTACAGCCCGAGTTAAGAGACCAAGCAGCTTATTATGCTACTCTTGTTAACACAGGAATTATGACACCGAACGAAGCAAGGGAGGCATTAAGGCTTGAGCAAATTGAAGGGTTTGATACACCAAGAATTCCTGCGAATATCGCAGGTTCAGCCTCAAATCCAGAGGAAGGCGGTAGACCCCAAGAAGGTCCGCCAAGCGAGGAAGAAGAATTATGACAAAAGATATGATGATAAAGGGTTTATCCGAGTTCATAGCCAGCAAAGGCGTTGACACTATGGATTTAAAAACCTATAAAAGTTTTGGCAACGATGTACCTGTGAAGGACTATCTTTTAAAAAGATATTTTGGTTCATGGAACAGAGTATTATCAGTTGTTAAGAAAAGATATCCTATCTCGGTAGCACCTGTTGAAGTAAAGGTTGAAAAACCTGCACCTAAACCAAAAGCTAAAAAAGAGGTAAAAGATGTCAAAAAGTAACGAAAAGATATATCAATGGACTAGCACTTTTAAATCATTAGGTGAAACTGATGATGGAGGAGTTAATATCAAAGGGTCTGCAAGTACAAACGGACTAGATAGAGCTGGAGATATTATTGAATCAGAAGCATGGATGAAAGGTGGATTGGATAACTATAAAGGTAACCCAATTATTCTTTTTAATCATGACTACAATAAACCAATTGGCAGAGCAAGTGGTTTAGAAGTAACCGATAAAGGCTTAGAGATAACTGCAAAGATATCTAAAGCTGCCGGCGATGTAACTCAATTAGTTAAAGACGGAGTCCTTGGAGCATTTTCTGTTGGTTTCAGATGCAAGGATTCAGAATATATGACTGAAACTGACGGATATAAAATAAAGGACGCGGAACTTTTTGAAGTTTCTGTAGTATCAGTGCCTTGCAACCAGGGGGCAACCTTTGGCTTAGCAAAGTCATTTGATAGTATGGCGGATTACAGAAAGTACCAAAGTGAATTTTTACAGGCTAACTCAAACGCGACAGCAGACGCTGTTAAAATTGAGCAGCCAAGCGAGGAGAAATCCTCATCAACGGAGACTGATATGTCAGAAGATAAAAAATCTCCTGAAGTAGCTTTTGACCTTGAATCATTTGCGAAAGATGTAGCAGAAAAAACTGCAACAACTATTGCTATGAAACAAGCGGAGCAAAAAGCAGCCGACCAAAAAGCAGAAGCCGAGCATGCTGAAAAGCAAGCAGAAGTAGAAGCTAACGAAAAGGTTGCTCAAGAAGCAAAACAGGAAGAGCAAAAAACAGTTATCGAAGCTGGATTATCAGGCGCTGAGAGACTCATGAACGACGTAGAGAAACGAGTTTCTGAAAAGCATGAAGACTTAAAAACAGTTGTAGACTCATTAGAGCAACAACTAGCTGAGAAATCAGAAGAAATCATGTCAATCAGAGAATCAAAAAGAATCTTTGCGGACAGAAATGGTCAAGGCGACTGGAAAAAAGCTTTCGAAAACGACATCATTGATGCAAAATTTGCTGGTTTAGCGACTGGTAAAGGATGGAACAATGATTATGCGAAAAACGTTATGGAAAAAGCTAACGCCATGAGTGGTGTTGGAGTTTCTTCAGACGATTTTGAGCAGATTGTTTCAACAAACATCGAAAGAGATATTCAGAACGAATTAGTATTAGCCCCTCTATTTAGAGAAATACCAATGACTTCTGCTAACATGATTATCCCAATATTACCAGATAGTGGTTATGCCGAATTTACAGGCAACCAAGCTGCTACAGGTTCAAGCCCACACGGTAACTTAGCCCAAACAGGCGATACTTACGGCTCACCATACGGTGGTATTGATTTAACAGAAAGAACTCTTTCAACCAAAAAACTCATTTCACAATCATACTTAGGTAATGAAACTGAAGAAGATGCAATTATGCCAATCTTACCTCTCATCAGAGAATCAATGGTAAGGTCTCATGCAAGAGCTATTGAAAATAGTATCCTAGCAGGTGACGACGCTGACGGCGCATTTGGTACTGGTGGAGCTTCATTCGAAGGTCTACTACACTTAGCTAGAAATGACAGTGACTTTACACAGTCAGGAACAGCTTTCGCAACAGACACAGTTACAGCAGCTGAGTTACTTTCAATGAGAAAGAATATGGGCAAATACGGTGTTAACCCTTCAGAAGTGGTTTATATCGTATCTCAAAGAACTTACTTTGAATTGCTAGAAGACGCTGAGTTCCAAGATGCTAACCTAGTTGGCGACATGGCTACTAAGCTAAACGGTGAAATTGGTCAAGTATTCGGTTCAAGAGTACTATTATGTGACGAATTTGCTACACCAGCAGTTAGTAAGTTTGCAGCAATCGCTGTATACCCAAGAAACTATGTAATACCAAGATTAAGAGGTGTTACTATTGAGTCAGACTACGAAGTAGCTAATCAAAGAAGAGTCCTAGTGGCTTCTCAAAGAATTGGCTTCACCGACCTAATCGACGGTGCAACTTCTAAGTGGGGACACATGTACAAAGCTTCTTAATAGCTTTACAGGTTTTTGGTGGTTTACCTATAAATCACCACTTTTAATATTATGGCAGATTTAATAACAGTAAATGAATACAAGGATGCGGAAGGTCTTCGAGGCGAGAAGGATGATGACCGTCTAAATGTTATTGTACCACAAATTTCAGACTTAGTAAAGAAATATTGCGGTATATCATTTGTTGACTACTATAGTACAAATAAAGTTGAAACTTTCTCAATAGATGATACGTACACATCAACGATAATAGTCAGCGAGAGTCCGTTAGTCGAAGTGAGTAAAGTAGAAGAAAGAACAAGTTATTCTGGAGCTTATACAGAATTAACTACAGGAAACTATGAATACTATGTAGACTTAGAAGCCGATGCAATTATAAGAACAAATGCAGAGGGCAAGCCACTACCATTTAAACAAGGAGTTGGAGCAGTAAAAGTAACATACAAAGCAGGATATAGTACTACACCAAAAGATTTACAACTTGCACTATTTGATTTAGTTAATTACTATATGAAAGATGAGCATAAAGAAAGAAGAACACTTGGCGGAGCAACTTTACAAAATCAAGGTACTGCAGGAATTAGAACTTCCACAGACTTTCCAGACCACATCAAAAGGGTACTGGATTTGTATAGAGTTGTGATTTAATGGCAATAAAACAATTAAAAAAAGAAATAATAAAAATATGTACTGACGCTAATAATAAAACAAGAGCAGAATTAAGTAAACACAAAATTGAAGCTTATGTATACAATAGAAAGTACATTAAAGAGTGGGCTAGATATAGCTGTGAGTATTTAGGACTAGAAAAGAAAGGCAATTACATAAATGGTATGGTAAAAGCATTTTTAGACTCAACTGAACAAAGTTTTAAAACAAGTAATGAGCCTTTTCATGTTAGTAGATTTAAAAAAGAATTAACAGTAGTAAAAGTAGATAGAACAACTGCAAGTAGAGAATCAGGCTCTAGTAGTAGAGAAAAGAAAGCTACTGGTGCAGGAAAAGAAGCAGCTTTAAAATCTCTAGAACAGGCAGCTGGTGTTTCTATTTTAAGTGGACATAGAACAAGGCTAAAAACAGGTATGCACGGACACCATGGTGGACCTCTAACATCTGACCCTAAAACTACTTTAGGTATGGAATCAGTTAGAGATAATATGCCACGAAGTGATTCAGGTTTAGGAGATTTGATTGATAGTTTAAATCAAAGAACTCCTGCAGACACTTTAAGAGATGTTGTAGTAGGTTTATTTAGTGATGTTATTGATGCTGAAATGCAATTACATAACTTACCAAATCAAGTAATGGCAACTAGGAATATAAGAACTCCTAACCCTGTAACAAAAAAGTATGTATTAACTAGAGCAATCCAAGTAAAATTTGCACTAGGCTCAGGTAGTACTGCAAAAGGACAAGCCTATACCAAGGCTATGAAAGAATGGGACGAAGGAAGAGGAGGCAAACTAGCTAAGAAAATTGAAAGTATTTTGGCAGATGTTGAAAATAAAATAAATAGTTTTATAATTAAACACATGGCATCAAACTCTTATAATCAATTAATGATAGGAGCTAGTCCAGGTATAATAGATAATGTACTAGTAGAAACTCCTAAGTTGTTAGTAAAAAGTATTTTTCCTCATAAAAGTAACCCTGATATGAGATTAAAAGTTAATAAAGCTTTATTTAAGAAAATGGCAACACCTAAAAAAGCTAGTAGTGGATTTCAAAAACCTAAAAAGAAGAAAGGTGGAAGAGTAAAACTTATTAGAAGAAATGGATTACCACCAATAGGAGGCAATATTAGAACAGATGCATTAGGAACAAATCCTATAGCATTAAGAAATTTGTTAAATGATATTTTACCTCAGGCAATAGCCCAAAATATGACATCTCCAGCACTTAGATTTAGAACAGGGAGATTTGCAAACTCAGTAAGAGTTTCAAATGTAACACAAGGACCAAGAGGAGGGAATACAATGATAGAAACAACTTATCGACAAGACCCTTATGAAACTTTTGCTCCAGGGGGTAAAAAATATACTTACCAAAGAGACCCCGAAAGACTAATAAAGAAAACGGTAAGACAAGTAGCAACAGGTATGATTGGTACTAGATTCGGTGTAGGAGTCAACTAATGGATACGGCAACAGCAAGAAGATATTCAACGCGTCGTCGAGCTATAGTTGAAGCACTATGCACACAACTTGAACAAATAAATGGTAGTGCACCATTTAGAACTTCAGTCTCTAATGTAGAAAGAAGACTAAAGTTTTGGGACGAAGTGAACGAATTTCCTACTATACATGTAGGAGCAGGAGCAGAAACTCGTGAATATGAAGGAGCGGGTTTCAGATTTAGATTTTTAAGAATAACAGTTCGATGTTATGTTAGTGACGACAACGATGTCATTCTAGCACTCGAAGAATTGTTAGAAGATGTTGAAAGTGTACTGGAGGATAATGATCCACTGGTTTATACAGATTCAACAGGAACATCTCAGTCTACAGTTCAAACAACAATTGCAACAGTAGACACAGATGAAGGAGTTCTCGAACCTCTAGGCGTAGGTGAAATCGTCTGTGAGATTCGATATTAATTAGGAGAATAAAATGGCATTTTTCTTTAGTAGAGATACCAAAGTGTTTATGAAATGGGCATATGATTCCAATAATACAGCGCTATATGAGCTGCCCGTATTAGATGGATTTTCATTTTCTCAATCTACAAACACATCCGAGGTGACTTTAAGTGAGGCTGCAAACTCATCAGGCTATAGTAAAAGAGGTAGAGCAATGTTTACTGACTCTTTTGCACCAGCTGAATGGAGTTTTAGTACTTATGTAAGACCAACAACATCTGATACAGGTGCCGCAGCGGCGTCTAATCAACATGCTGGTAATGCAAAAGCATTTGCAGTTGAAGGTCCTTTATGGGCGGCTATGTCAGCAAACACTTATGACAATGCTATCGCTGGTTCAGGCGACGGTAAAGTCTTTGATAGTGCAAAAGCTACATACGGACCGAACGTATTTGATTTTCAAAACTCAAACCAAGTTGCACTTGGAGTCTTTGATTTATTCTTTGTGTTAGGAGCAGCAAAAGATTCAACTTCAGGTTTATATGAAACAGGACAAGACGGAGTAACCGTCTACAAACTAGCAAATTGCTCAGTTGGTTCTGCATCAGTAGACTTCGATATTGAAGGTATTGCTCAAGTAGCATGGAGTGGTCAAGGACAATCAATAGAAGAGGCAGCATCAGTTAACACTGGTACTTCAGCAACTAATGATTCAAACTCTCAATCAGTAGCAGCGGAAACAAGCGACGGATTGATTAACGAAGGAATTAGTTCAACCTCTAACTATGTTAGAAACAAATTAACAGACTTAACAATGGTTTATGACCATGCTAATACTTCTGGAACAAAAGGTTTATTAGGTTCAAGTAACACTACTTATAGTATGACACTAACAGGTGGAAATGTTACTATTGAAAATAACCTAACTTATCTAACACCAGAAACATTAGGTTCAGTTAACCTCCCATTAGGACATGTAATGGGAACAAGGTCAGTATCAGGTAACTTTACCTGCTATTTAAATGATACAAGTGAAGGTTCACTACAATTATTTGAAGACCTACAAGAATCAAGAGGTGTGATTACAAACGCATTTGACTTAAAATTCGCAGTTGGTGGACAAAACAGTACGCCAAGAATGAATCTTGAGATGGCCAAATGTCACCTTGAGTTACCTAGTCACAGTATTGAAGATGTGATATCCGTGGACGTTAATTTCCACGCGTTACCAACAGATTTATCTTCAGGTACAAAAGCTAGTGCAACAAACGAACTGAAAGTAACTTATGCCGCAGGCTAAGTGAACTAACCCGAGAGGGTGGAGACACCCTCTCATTTTATAGGAAAAGAAATGACAGAACAAGTAAAACAACAACCAGTATCGCTTAAGAGTCTAATGACTCCAAGCAAAACAGTATCAATAGATTATCCTGGGTATGACGGCTTTTGTGTGGAACTAACCTATTTAGCTAGAGAAGAATTAGTTAAATTAAGAAATAGATGTGTCAAACAAGTTTTAAATAAAAAGACTCGTGCTTTTGAAGAAAAACTTGATGAAGATTTATTTATGCAGGAATATGTTTCATCAATAATCAAGGGGTGGACAGGCTTAAAATTCAAATACTTAGAAGAGTTTCTATTGGTAGATATAAGTGGACAAGACCCTGAGAAAGAATTAGATTTCAACGCTGAAAATGCGGAGTTACTAATGAAAAACTCAAGCGACTTTGATCAATGGGTAACCGATACTGTAGGTGACCTGGAAAATTTTACGCAGAGCAAGTAAAAAGAGTACTTGCACTTATTGAACAAAATTTTAAAGATACAAGTATAGATATTGACAAATATTTAGCAATTTGTGAACAACTAGGAGAAGAACCTGACCCTGCAAAGATGCCTCTTGAAAGAGGTAATCTCCCTGTAGAGGTACAGGAAGCATACCATTTACATGATATGCTCTCCGACCGTTGGGATGGAATGAATGGCTATTATCTCGGCAAGGATTATACTGCTTTAGACACTTATATAAAAGTATTAAAAATAGAAGATGTAAAAACAACTCTATATTTTTTAAAACATATAGAATATTATAATTCAGATACACTGAATAAGAAAATCAAGCAGAAAAGAGATGCAGAGGAGCGAAAGCAGAAAAGTAGATAATGGCAGGTAAAAAAGTACAAGGCGGCACCATCACCTTCAAAATCAATGATGATGGTAGTCTATCCTTATTTGAAAAGAAAGCGAAAAAAGCTGGACAAGCTGTAAAGAAAGTAGGTAAATCTGCGGGGGATACTCGTAGAAATCTACAGTCTATGTCAGGTCGTGTCGAATCAGGCACTAAAGGTTTTTCTCGTATGCAACAAGGCACAGGTGGTCTTGTACAATCTTACGCTATTCTAGCATCTACTCTATTCGCAGTTGGAGCAGCTTTCCGAGCAATGGAAAATGCTGCCAACATAGAAAACCAAATGAAAGGTTTTCGTTCCTTAGCACAAATAACAGGTACTTCTATGTTAGCTATCACTTCTAGTGTTAGAGCGGCTACTGGAGGTATGCTCGATTTTCAAACCGCAGCACAACAAACTGCTATAGCAACCGCAGCAGGATTCACAAAAAACCAAATCGTAGAACTTTCAGAAGGAGCTAAATTAGCTTCTGTTACTCTTGGTCGTGATTTAACAGATTCCTTTAACAGATTAATAAGAGGTGTGACGAAAGCAGAACCCGAACTATTAGATGAATTAGGTATCATATTAAGACTAGATATTGCAACAAGAAGTTTTGCAGCAGCAAATGGATTAGTAGCAGAAAAGTTAACAATCGGTGAAAGAAGATTAGCCGTGTTCGAAGAAGTACAAAGACAGTTAATAAATAACTTTGGAGCAATGCAAGATGAAGCAAATGAATTTTTAAATCCATTTTCAAAATTAAGTGTAGCCGTTCAAGATTTAGTTATAGAACTACAAAAATTACCTTTAGGAGCCTTCTCTTCTTTAGTTGAATTTTTAACTAGAAATATAGGAGCATTGATTGTTGTTATGACAATGTTTGCAAGTTCTATAATATCCCAAATCGTCCCTTCTCTCGGTAATATGAAACAATCCTTCTTAGATGTATCAGTAGCAGCAACTAATCAGCAGAAGAGTTTAAAAGCAAATGTTAATGTACAAAAAGCAAAAATTAAAGAAATAGAATCTAAATTTATTGCTTCAGAAGCTAAGAAGAATATAATGTTCAAAAAAGAGTTAAAAAGAAGAGGAATCACTCAAAAATCTTTCAATGCTATGACAATAGCAGACCAGAAAAAACTTATTCAAAAAATGATAATGGAAGACAAAAAAGGTGTGTCTGCAACAGGAAGAGCAAACAAACAAAGACAAGCTTCTTATCAAGCTATGTTTAAGAAAATAGAATTGGCATCAGCAAAATCAGCAAAAACATTAGGTGCACACGCAAGAATAATGGGAGCCAATCTAATGATGATGGTAAGGCAACCAGCTATTTTAACATCAAGAGCAATAGGAGCAATAGGTACAGCTGCTGTAGCAGCAGCTCCTAAATTAGCCCTATTAGGTTCAATATTTAATGCAACTCTAGGAATAGCGATGGCATTTTTTACTTTAAAATTTGTTGTAGATTTCTTACCAGGAATACAAAAGATAAATGAAGCTCTTGATAAGATGAAAGAAAAATTAAAAGCATCACAAGTAGTTTTAACAGAAATGGCTTTTTCTTTTGATGAAAGACTATTAAATAGTAAATTAGAAAGTATAAAAGAATCTTTCTTTAAATCAGATGGTAGTGTAGACTCCATAGCTGGAGCTCTTAGAGCAGCGAACGCAGAATTAGAGTACTTTGGAAAATTAACAGGTAATCTTGAATTAGGAATGAATGAAAAAGCATTTAAAAAGTACATTGATAAAATTACAATGGAGACCATACGAGATATGGGAGACTCTGGTTTAGTAAGTGCTTTTGGTGGTACTATGAATGCTCTGTCAGCGTCTGGTGGTGCTGTACAAACTGTACCACAAATGTTAGACCCAAACTATAAAATGGTAACACAAGACTCAGCAGCTTTACAAGCCGCATCAGAACTGATGGCTTCAAGACTATTAGAAAATGTTGCTTTAGCTATGAGAACAGGAGATACAGTAAAAGCAAGAGACTTACTTGCAACAGCTTTTGGAGATACAATTGCTGACTCTGCTATGGAAGGCTTTGCAGAGGCAAAGGGCAGTAGTAGAGCAATGGCAGGTCTTATGGAAGACTTACAACAGGAGTTAGGAGATAATCCTCTTAAAATATTTGAATTTGACTTTGTAAATAATGAAATAACAGGATTACGTGAAAATTTTATACTAGCTTTAAGAAAA